CAAGGAGGCTGTATGAAGCGCACCCCACTACAGCGCAAGACCCCGCTCACGTCCGGTGGGCCACGCCGCAAGCGCTGCCCTGAGTGCCGAGTGATGTTCACGCGTTCCAGAGATTCGCAGGTCGTGTGCGGGGAGATCGAGTGCGCCATCGCTCACGGGAAGTCCGAGAAGGGTAAGGCGACCGCTCGCAAGGCCTTGGCTGATGTTGGTCGCCGCGATATCGAGGTGCGTAAGGAGAAGCTGAAGACCCGGGCCGAACATGCCAAAGAGGCCCAGTCGGTCATAAACCGCTACGTCAGGCTGCGTGACGCGCACCTGGGGTGCATCAGCTGCGACAAGCCGGCGAGCTGGGGTGGTCAATGGCACTGTTCGCACTTCCGCAGTGTCGGCGCCGCGGCACATCTTCGCTTCAACCTTTGGAACATGAACAAGTCTTGCTCCCAGTGTAATGCCCATTTGAGCGGAAACATCATGGTCTACCGGCCCCGCCTGGTCGAGAAGATCGGCGCCGAAAAGGTGGCATGGCTGGAGTGCAATCAGGATCTGGTCCGCCATGAAATATCTTACTTGAAGCGCCTGAAGGCGGTTTTCACAAAGAAGGCAAAACGCCTGGAGGCTCGAATCCAATGCAATGCAGCCTGATCGAACCAATCAAAATTAATCCTTGCCCGTTCTGTGAGGGGCCTCCTTGCGTTCTGGCACGGAATGAAACTACCGGGTCGCTTGTGCATGAGGATCACAAGCTTGATCCGGACGCCGATGAGAAAGAGTACTTCGAAGCGTATGTCTGGTGTCACGACTGCGGTGCGCAAGGCCCGCACATAGATACCTGCACGCTCTGCATCTTCGAAGACTTGATTGATCTTGAGGTCGCAGACCTGATGCGAATTGCCATAGAGCGGTGGAATGGCCGCCATAACAAAGCTCGCAACTGCTACGACGCAGGCGAAAAAGAAGGGTTGAACATCTGGCCGAGGGCAGAAGCATGAAACTGATCAACGCAAGGCAGGTATGGACCGAAGCACAGCACGAATCGAACGCGTCGATCAGCGCTGTAGCAATTGACAGAGCTGAGTCGGCACCAGTGAAGACCGGTGGGCGCATCGGCAAGCGTGACGCCCAGTTCCCGGCACTAGGTAGTGAGAAGGGAGAGGAGGCTGGGCGCTTCTCTGTCCCAGGGCAGCGAATCAGCATAAGCGAAACGCGGCGTACATCCGCTGGCAAGTCAACGGCCCGCGCTGCGCACCTGGCCACCATAGGTAAAGTACTCCGTGCCATCGACACGCTGCCGTTCCAGGTGCAGCAATTCGGTCACTACCTCTATCACCCATGCATGACGATTGTGCACGTCCTCAACGCCGAAAAGTTGATCTGGGGTGACGTCGACTTCTCCGCACTGACTGATGCCAAAGCTGCGAAGGCGCATTGCCTGATTACGTTTGCATTGCAGTCCTACAAGTTAGAGGCTCATGGCGGGGCTCAATGGGGTCCGGCCCGGGTGGCTGAAGGGATGCTCAAGATCTACGGCGTAACCATCGAGCCCAAGCACTGGGATAGGGACTGGAAGGACGTGTGGGACTTCCTGCGCACAGCCATCAAGGAAGTGGATGATCAAGCTCAACAGCCTGTATGGCAGGTGATTTACGCGGAAAAAGAAGAAAGTGCAGCGTAATATGTTGACATGGTGGGGTTTTATGGGTACTTTTCCCATAGTGCACAAGTAACGCGAAACACGCACGAAACCAAGAGCCCGGCCAAGCGCCGGGTTTTTTGCGTCCGCAGGAATGTAAAAGAGCCCGATAGAGCTGGGGACTTTTAGCGGACATACCAAAAGAGATGGAACTCTAACGCTCAGTGAAGACGCCAAATCGCAGAGTTAGTCTGCGAGTAATTCCAGGCTCTTGTGCTGCGTAATATCTAAAGGACTTATAGGAAAGAGGTATGTTCTATGTTTACGATTGACTACAACTCTTATCGCACTCTGGAGCCTTACGGCAAACGTGTGCGCTTCTTGGTGTTGCATTACACCGCTATGGATTTTTCTGGTTCGGTCAAGTCTCTGACCACCGGGGCTGCAAGTGCCCATTACCTAATCCCCGATCCGACTGATCCGAGCTACAAATCGGCGGGCTTTAAAGGGCAGAAAATTTTCAATTTGGTAGCCGAAGAGGATCGGGCGTGGCATGCAGGTGTTAGCCAGTGGGCCGGTCGCTCAGGCTTGAATGACACCTCTATCGGTATCGAGATCGTCAATCAGGCCACGGACGTCGACGGCGTGTTCACTTTTCCAGATTATGAGGCTTCGCAAATCAAAGCTCTCAAGCAACTGGTGAAGAACATCCTGCAGCGTTACCCGGACATGTCGCCGAAAAACGTGGTTGCCCATTCTGATATTTCGGTCGGTCGCAAATCAGACCCGGGCCCTAAGCTTCCCTGGAAAGACCTTGCTAAGGCTGGCATTGGTGCCTGGTACGATGATGCGGTGAAAGACAAATACCTCCAGCAATTCAGTTGCGGAATTCCCGAGCGAGAGCAAGTGATTCAGGCGTTTTCCCGCTATGGCTATGGCATTGAAACACCGGCCACTGATGCTTTTTTTAGTGCTTTGGTACGTGCTTTTCAACTGCACTTTCGCCCAGAAAACTATGATGGCGTACTTGATTCAGAAACCTGCGCGATCTTGTATGCGCTGAATGAAAAATACTCCTGAGCTTGTGCATCACAGAAAGCCCGGCCACTGTGTCGGGCTTTTTTGTGGGCGCAATGAAAGAATTCACCTGTAGCCAGGACAGCCTTCGGGAAGGCCTGGACGTCGATAGCCGGATAGTGCGACGTACGGAAATAACACCGGCAGCCCGCGCACCCTTGCTCCAACCATGCGCTGGGGTGGAGCGAGACTGGAATAGCGAGATCGATGCATTGGGGTGTCGACGCTGTAATTGTCTTTGGCTGACAGCGGGAAAGACCGCGCACCTATTCAGGGCCTCGACATTGATCGGGGCCTTTTCGTTTTCGGCCCCACCACGCCCATCGCCCTGAGCTGGGAGCGCTGCTGGGGCTGACTCACTTCATGCATGGCCAGCAGAGTCGATCAGATCATCATCTGAAGGTCTCTCATACAGCTCAGATTTAACGATAGGTACGTGTTTTGGTGCCGTTATGCCTAGGGACACATAACCACGATCAACCTTGGTCACTTTTATTTGGATCTCGTCGCCGATGTATAGGCGCTTATTGAGCGTTCTGGTGATAACTAGCAATGGCAATGGATATCCCTTCTGATGAGCTCCTCATATCCATGGGATTAATTGCATGAATTTCGCTCAAATTCTGTAAGACGCTTCTGATTAATCTGCCGAAAAGTCTTATTCAATCCTTCGCTCCCTCACTGGGAGAACAGCAAGACACGGAGTACCACCAATGGCCGAACCGAGTGCCGGTGTAATGGCAACAACGGCTGTTGTGGGTATTTCCACGGCAAGCCTGATCCCTGGCGTAGACGTGAACGCAGTAGTCGGTGGGTTCGCTGGCGCGATGTTCTTTGTGGTGTTCGCCAAGGACCTGACTGCCTGGGCTCGCCTTGGCTACTTCATTGCTTCATGGGTGCTGGGGTATTACGTGGCCAGTGAGGTAATCGACCGCAACTGGGCCAGTACATCCGGCTTGATCGCTTTCTTCGGTGCGTTGTTCTGCGTCGGGGTATGCATCAGCCTTCTGGAGTGGGTCCAGGGCGGGAAGGTGCCGGGATGGCTGCGGTTCTTCACTGATCGCTTTGGAGGTCGCCCTAATGGTTGATCCCTGGACTTTGATAGCGGGTGCGCTGTGTGGCGCTATCTGTTTCCGCATTGCTGTCTACCGCCGTGAAGGTGCTCGGTATCGCGCTGGCGTGTCGTGGCTGGCTTACTTGCTGGCTGTGGGTACCGGGTGTGAGTCATTGCTGATCACGCTGTCGGTGATGATGGCCAAGCCGGTACCCACCGTATCCCCGTTCCTGCTGATGGTGCTGATCGTTCTCCTGGTGCTGGTGTATCGAGCCCGGGGGAATGTTGCACGCATCCTGCGTATGGACTGATCCGCGCCACGTTTTCGAATGCGCCAAATCGTGGCGCGCAATCATGAGGGTTTGCGATGAGCACCGGATATTCCAATCCAGTCTGTAAGGGTGCATGGCAGCTTGGCACGGCTTGCGGTATCTGTGAGCGCTGCGTAGCCAACAAGCCAGTGCCGGACAACGTAACTCGCCTGCGCCACGCACTTCCACTGGGTCAGGATATCAATGCTGCGGTAAGCGCTCTCGACAAGGCCATTGCTGATGGCGTAGACGCCGCCAAGGCCGCCGGACTTCCCCAAGGCCTGATCGTTGGATTGCTCCACGGTCACGCGCATGCACAGACACACCAAATGGTGACCGAATGACGACCATTGCCTACAAAGACGGCGTGATCGCCTATGACTCCCAGGTAACCCGTGGTGATGTGATCACCTACGACGATTACGAAAAATGCCTTGAGCGCAACGGGGTGAAGTTCTTCTGCTCCGGCGCGGTCGCTGACTATCAGCGCCTGGTTGATGCTTATTTCGGTGCAAAGCCTGAAGGCAACATCGACGTTACGGCCATTGTGCTGGACGGTGAGCAGTTGATGCTGGTTGCCGTGGATGACACTACAGGCCTGTGGAAGTCGCCGATCATGTTGGATCGCCCCTACGCCATTGGTAGCGGTACGCCCTACGCGTTCGCCGCAATGGACATGGGCGCCAGTGCTTATAAGGCGGTAGAGATGGCTTCCAAGCGCGACACCAGCACCGGCGGCAAGATCCGCAGAGTGTTCATCAAGAAAGACTAAGGATTCCCCATGACAACCAAGCAACCCGACTGGGAGGCAATCGAACGTGCTTACCGGGCCGGCGTGCTTTCCGTAAGAGAGATCGCTGCATCCTGTGGCGTGTCACACACCGCAATCCAGAAGCGCGCCAAGGCCAATGGCTGGGAGCGAGACCTCAAGGCAAAGATCAAGGCGAAGGCTGATTCGCTGGTTGCCAAACGAGAGGTTGCCACACAGGTTGCCAGCAAATCGGTGGAAACCGAACGCGAGATCATTGAGGTCAACGCTGAGGTCATCGCGAACATCCGCATGGCTCACCGGGGCGATATCTCACGCGGCAGGCGACTTACCAACAAACTGCTGGATGAGTTGGAAGGCCTGACCGACAACCGGGAGTTGTTCGACCAACTGGGCGAGCTGATGCGCGACCCGGACGACAACGGCTTTGATAAGCGGAACGACTTGTACGGCAAAGTGATCAGCTTGCCAGGACGATCCAAGACAATGAAGGAGATGGCTGAGACGCTGAAGACTCTCATCTCCCTGGAACGCCAGGCCTACGACCTCGACACCAAATCCGGCAACAGTGATGCCGACGAGTTATCGAAAATGATGGACGATCTATCGAAGGAAGCCTGACATGAAGCCCGAGCACTTGAAGCTGCTCCGGGATAAGCGTTGGAGGCTCAATAATCTCTACTTCATTACTGACAAAGCAGGCAAGAAAGTCCGCTTCCGGATGACGGACGAGCAGATCGAGTACTTCGATGGGATGCATACCCGCAACATTATCCTGAAGGCCCGGCA